AATCTCTCCTCTTTTGAAAGAGATTCTGACTGCCAGATTAATCCATCATCTTTATCCCATTTTTCAAAACTGTTTTGATACTTTGGCCCGCCACCTTTATATTTAAGGGGAATATGATTCTTTAAAAGATAGTGTGCGCGAAGAAATCCACAAGCACCTGATCCAATAATATGAAAATTACTCCTCATAAACAACACCATACCGTCGTTCATTATCAAGACTTAATAAAATTCCACGTTTTTTCCAATCTAAATTAGTTACCTTAAATTTTTTCTTCAAATCACTTCTTATAAAATACATATTGCCAGCATACTTATCTACAACGCCAGACATTCCAATAAATTCATAATTATTTTCATTGCCCCAACAAACCCACTCTTGCATTGTCATGCCTATTGGATTTGTTTTTTCAACAAAACAACCATTACATTCCAATATTAAAATTTTTGGTTTATATTTTCCAAGACTATTAACAACTTCCAAGTCTGGTCCATCAACATCAATCGAGCATAATACAAAATTAGAATTTTTTACTTCAAATTTAGAATCATCAATTATTTTTTCAAGTGTATTTTCATTATCAACACGAACGTTAAAGCACTCAATATTTTCATATTGAGATTCTAAATTTTCTTTATTTAAACGATTTGTTGCTTCTACCAAAATACCTTTAAAATTTTTATCTTTACTCCACACATTAGCGCAATTGCTACAGTAAAATCCATCCCAGGCACCAATCTCAAGTACAATACCACTTTTTATCTTAAGATGCTCAAAAAGTTTTTGATTAATACCATCCTCACCACAAGAAGAAAATACATCATATCCATATTCGTATAAAAGTTCATCCATAAGGCAATGCCCTCAGTTCATATTCCCACCTAGAAGCCATATTTATTACTGGTTTATTATCTTCATCAATAATTTGACCAACAAATATTCCATACTCCATAGGATCGTGCTCTGGAAATGGCCTGTTATCTTGTTCTGGCAAATAGAGATATGGATGATGCTGTTTAACAACACCAGTAACATAATTCATTAATCCACATCCACCATATGCGTTGTCATAGTGGCAAGTATCTCCTTCCTGATATGTTGGATTACCTATAGGTTTTGTGTGATTCCAGTAATCGTGGCACAAATGATCGTAAATAATTTTCGGCCAAATTACATTATGAAGAACTGTTTGATCATCTTCTCTGTTATCAGAGTAATTAACTTCAAGATTTATTTTGCCATAACGTTCATGAAATAATCTATTATTTACACCAAACATTCCAGCCATAATAGTATAAGAATGATTATAACAATCTCTCATTAAATGAACGGACTTATCTGTTGTCAACCACTCGTCAACTGCACTTTTTTCCCGCCAAGACAATCTACTATCACAATCTCTACTAATCCAAACATCAACAGTATCATCAAAAAGAGGACGAAATCTCCAATTTAATCCATCATAAGAACTTTTTCTTTCACAGATAACGACTTCAGCATCATTTTCTTTGAGTTCATTAATATATTCTTCTGGAACATCATCGGCAACATAAAATCTTGCTATCCAGTCTGAATAAATTCTTTTTGCAAGTTTTGCATTCTCTACTGCACCTTTACAATAAATTGGTTTATCACCAAATAAACTAAACGTAATTAATTTTTTCTTAGAATTCATTTTTTCTTTATTAATAAAATTTAAATAATCAGGATGTTGCCAATAATCATACTCTAAGATATTTCCATTAGTATCCAATCTAGAAAAAATATTAACAACAATTTCATCACACATATGATAATCTTTGATTGTCAAAGATGAATCAAATTCTATTAATGAAGAAACCTTATCATTTCTAACAAAATAAGCATTACCATTACAACAAACTAAAGTATAACCTTTTGAGATTGCTAGATCTGTTAAAGATTTTAAACTAGCTCCTGTACCAACATACTCAGCATCCCAAGGCCATCCACCAGCAGTTTCTATAACAAAAAGAATGGGTTTATATTCTTCAATCGATTCAAAGATATGATAATCGCACGAATCAACATCAATAACAACCATAACCAAGTTATCATTATTGATGTTTAAATTTGACTTTTTAAATAAATTATCTAAAGAATATTCATCATTTTTATTCGGAGAAACTGGGCAATTCATACATTCAACATTATCGAAAGAATTGCTAAGAGATAACATTTCATTAGCTCTTATAGGATCACTTTCGATCAATATTGCATCAAATTTTTTATACTTCCACAAATTATAAACATTACTTAAATAAATTCCATCCCAAGCACCAAATTCAACAACTACACCGCTTTTAATCTGTAATTCGTATAGAAGACGCTCAATAATTCCATCATCACCAAATTGGGTGTATATATTTTTTGCATACTTTAGGTATGGAGATTTAATATCTTTTTCCTCAAGATATTGCTTTATATTTTTCATGCCACCCATGTCCCATAATAACAATCTGAGGTATGAAAATTAGAAATAGAACCACCAATATATTTTTTTCCAAAATTTTCTCCCAAAATACTTCTAAACATATCTTCAGTTAAAACGTGAGGATGTGCAAGTTCTTGTGGGTAATTGATTGGTTCAAATAAACGAATAACTTTAGAATGCTTCATAGCCTTTCTAAGTTGCTCCTCAGGGTCAAAAACATGCTGCAGAACATTGAAAAACCAGGTTTCATCAACATCTTCAACAATCTCCCAATCTTCATATGGCGTAGTAACCATCTCAATATTTTTTTCAATATAACAGTCAACATATTCTTGACCCCATTGATAAATTAAGGGTTCAACGACAGTTGCCTTTGAAAAATTTTCGGCAAGAAGACTTGCTGCCAGAGGTCCACATCCAACTTCAACTATGCTCTTATTGGCAAAATCAGTATCAAAATCAATACCAATAAGTTGAGCAATAACTGCATATGAATGTTCAAAACTCTTTGGATCAATATCAATGGAAGAAAGCCTGAATTCTTCTTCTTGTGCTTCTTCCCAACGTTTTTTAGTAATTCTCATTTAATTCTCCTAACTAACTTTTCTATTTTCAATTATTCTGCGAGATGCTAAAATATTTTTATTTCTTTTGTAGAATATTTTAGCATTTTTATGGTGAGATTTCAATAGCCATGAAGCAGGACTTCCTCCAATACGAGTTCCTCCCCATTCGTTTTTTGTCTCATAATCAATCCAATAACATCCACACACCTTTCCAAGTTCTTTATACATCCTATACATAAGATCATGATCATCCATATCTTGTGGAGAAAATTCTTCATCAAGATAATTAAGTTTTTTAAGATCATTATGATTAATCATAAGTGGTCCGCGATTTACTGTACTTCTAACAGCAAAAGTGTCTCTTGGAATATTTGTACAATCAGCTTCATCAGTAGAAATAAGAATATCACACCAACAATCGTCAAGATTTTCAATCATTCCAAGATGAACAGAATTGGGATTTAAAACGAAATTATGTGCTGTTCTAGCGGTAACAGCAAATACATCATCAAACTTTACAAATGGTTTTTGCATTCTTTTATTCCAACCATTTTCATTGATAATAATATCATCTTGAACAATGATTACATAATCGCCATCTGCAATTTTCAATCCAGCATTATTAGCTTTAGTCTCAAATACATCTGGAGTTTCGATAATTTTATATTTAACATTTTTACCATATTTTTCAAAAAAGTCTTTGACAATATCAAACGATCTATCGGTACATCCATCAAGAACAACTATAAGTTCATAATTGCCAATAGTATTTTTTACTATACCAAGAAGAACTTTTTCAATTAAAAATTCTTTGTTATGGACGGTAAGAATGACACTGTGTAAGGTATCATTAATTTTTATATATGGACACCTATACTCTATTTCTTTCAAGTAACTATCAATAGGTCTATTGAGAGTAAAACCATATTCACTATTTCTTTGATACCAATAATCAGCATTACATTCAATAAACTGCCTAATCGTACCATTATCTACAGGCAGTCCATCCCTAATGGCTAAATTTGTTAAAATACTCTGATCTTTACCAGACCATCCAGAGAATTCTTCAAAATTATTTTTACCAGAAAATTTAGAATCTTCACCATTAACCCTTTCATCTAAGCAATAATTTAACCATTCATATAAAATGCGTTTTGATTCATCACATACTTTCCAAAAAGTTACTCCCGCTTCAAGTGGAGGAGAATTCCAATAATCTTCACTATCACAATCCATATAAACAAAGCAATCCCTTTTTGTTGTTGCTTTCTGAACTCCACCACCAACAATAAAAAGATAAGGATCATCTCCCATCACATTATCAACATAATCATATAAATGTGGATGAAAAATATCTTCAATATCGCAAAGAACTATTTTATCACCCTCATTCAACTTTTTCATAGTTTCAAGAACAAAAAGGGGTTTCCAAGAGCACCACCCGTATTTGTTTTCTTGGGTAAAATAATTTTTATTTTCCTTATAAATTTTAGTATTTTTTAAGTCATCAACACCGTACTTAAATACTTTTACACCATTTTCTTCAGCAAGAATGGAAATAAAATTTTGCGATTGGACAAAAAAATCAGAACCATAACAAAAAGATATAAGATTCCAAGTCATAAAATTCTTTCCTTAAAATATTCTTGATTTTGATAATACTCAACAATCTCTTCTTTTGTAAGTTTTTGCAAATAATCCCAAAGATCAATATTATGCTTCATATAAGGATTATGATAATGAGAGTTTTGAGTTCTTTCATGTTCTAAATGATAAACTACATCATCAACTCTACCAATTTTATATTCAAGAATTTTCCATCTATGATGCCTTTCAACATCTTCGGGTCCATACGCTACAAAATTTTCATTTTCTAAATATCCTTCAATATACGAAGAGCGTTTAAAAAATTGAACCATACCATACTCAGCCCAACCAATTCCACTTTGTCCTTGATAATAAAAAAATTTATCATCACAACAATTTACATTGTATCCAGATGATATAAATTTATCAACAAATTCACAGTTTTCAAAATTATCGAGATCTTGTTGAGTATGTACGGTAAAATTTAAATTAACTTTCTTTTCTGCATAATTACCAAATCTGTAAGGATATACCAAATCATATCCATCAGAAATCATATCAACAGATTTTAAATAAGATTCTACTGGAAGAAGCACATCAATATCATAATTAATAACAATATCTGTAGAGGAGTCCAGTATCATATCATTTAGAATTTTTGTTCTATGAAATGCATCGTCGGATCTACTATCTTCCTCAAAAATATGATTTAAATTTCTAGTATCACATATTCTTTTAAGAATAGGTAGTGCATGATTTTCAAATCTACGTTCAGAGTCAACTTCCTTAATTATAATATTTGTATCAAAATGATGTAGGAGATATGATGCTGTAAGGACAACGTTACGAAGTCTATCTCCCGTATCAATCCTCAGAGGAATTATAAAAGTGGAATTCTTAAGATTATTTTTCATTTTATCAATTTTCTATTTTAATCCAATTTTCTGGAAATAAATCACAGGTATTATTAAATGATAATTTTGGACCATACCAATTCTTTGGACCAACCACTTTTTTATCCTTATTATTCTGCAACCAGGCTCCCCACCACCCCAAACTACTTGGAGATAGAATAGCACCGTTGCATAAAGACATTAAACAAAGATCAGTGTAAGGAATACAAGACCGTCTATACTGACCATCACCTTCTTGGCATAGATGACTGTAAGTAGGAACTTCCGTATTTATTAAGAATCTATCATCATCAAAAAACTTTTGTTCTAAGCACCATTCAACATCATCAGAACAAACAAAAACGTAACAATCATCATCAAAATATTCCAAAGCTCTTGAATAATAATCAAAAGTCATTACGGGATAAAACTCTTCACGACCTACATTATCACCCCTCCTAACATGAAGGAAAATAATTTTATCAAATTGGGATATGAATTCTTTACATGGTTTAAGAATATCATCTTTAAATTCTAAATCATCTCTTATATCACTCTCAATATGTTTAAAATACTTTTCAGTTTGAAGATATCCGTCAAGATTGCTATTATCTTCAAAGTTCAAAAATAAATCACTATCAAAATTATAGCAAGTTTCTGTTATGTTTTTTTTAGTAGGATTCAATGTCTTAAGAGATTCAAAGCTGAACATTGCATTGGGGCTAACGTTATTATTAATAAACCCTACATTATGTTCAGACATACTTTTTAATTTAAAAGCATGATGAATTCCATAATTAGCAAATGTTTCATGATTATCTGGAGGTATACACCACTCATATCCGTGATATGCAGCAATACCTCTCAGTGCGGCAAATTGAAAGAGTTGATTTCCCAATCTACCATTAGTGCCTAATCTATCATACCCTATCATAATTCTACCCAAAATACTTCTTCATTAGGAATACCAAAAATAAGTCTATCATCGCATTGAGACTTCACATGATCTTCAATGACATATACTTTATATCCTGCATTCAAAAGATCTAAGGATAGGCGATATTGTTGACTTTCAGTAAGAATATCAGTTCCTTCTTTATATGAAACATAATGGAAACAAAATGGAAGATTTTTGGTATTTTTTTCAATAAAATAGTGTTTCAAAAATTTGGAGTGTTCATTATTAAAATCGTCTGTTGTTGCACCAAGATTATATTCCAATCCCAATTTTTTAGCATAAGCAGCAAAAGATCTATTATCTCTAGGCAAACACGGTCCACCAAATCCATATCCATATTTGAGATATTTTGATCCAACTCGGGTATCTGCACCAATAGCTTGGAGAACATATGAAATTTCAGTTTCCAATCCAGCCAAAGTCATAACCTCTCCGACCATATTTGCATAACTAATTTTAGTGGTAAGAAAACAATTAACTGCAAGTTTTACAAGTTCAGATGCAGTCGTACTCATCGAATAAATTTTTGGAGCAATTACTTGTATCTTTTGATAAATTTCTTTAATTTGATCTAGATGATTTCCATTACCACCAATTAAAACCATATCTGCATTTTGAAGATCTTTTATAATTGATCCTTGAGCAATGAACTCGGGATTATAAAAGACATCCATTCCTAAAGAAGTCAACTCATTATGAAACATCTCACAATCACCCGGATTTGTTGTACAACCAACAACAAAACTTTTGCCCTGTAAAGAATTATTATAAGATTTTATATCATCAATAACTTTCCAAACAGCACTAACATCATAACTTCCATCAGGTAAAGATGGCGTAGCTACAAGAGTGTAAAGAATATCACATTCACTAATCACATCATAGTTACCAACTCTAAATGAAATATTTTTTGCTTCAGAAAGAAGTTCTTGGACTTGTGGTTCATTTGTAGTAATTTTTTTATCACGAAGATTCTCAACATAATCTTCCCTAACATCAGAAGCGACTACTTCATATCCAGCTTTTTCTAAGAGAAGAGAAAAACAGATTCCAAGTCTACCTGCACCAATAACGCCAATTTTCATATATTTACTCCTACAAAAAATTATTTCTTTAATTTAGCAGTTACTAAAATATGCCATCCAAGATTTTTTTCAAGAATATCAAACATCTCATTTGGCATGGATTCAAACCAAGGCTGTTTAACATATTTTCCTTGCTTATATGGTTCAATTTGATAAGGAAAAATATGATCTCTTTCCATACTTACAATTTCAAAATCATCACCTAAGAGATCTACAATTTCGTCCTCTGTATATGTAAATGCAATAGGACATCCATATTGAGCTTCTGGTTGATCTAACCCAGCACCAATCATATAATTCTTCCATGAATTAGAAGCATAGAGCATCATTTTAAATGTGCCATTTTTACTCAGATACTTTTTAAGTTCTTCAATTACTTTCTCAGGATGCGGTGTATGGTGAATCACTCCCCAAGAATAAATTAGATGATACTTTTCTGGTGGAAGAAACTCAGAAAGATTTTCAGCATTTCCTTCATAAAAATTGCCATTCAATCCATATACTTCAAATCTTTTTTTGGCAAGATCTAAACTTTCTTTTGATAATTCGATGCCGGTATAATCTGCACCATAACGAGCAAAATTAATTCCGGCAGTTGCCAATCCACATCCAATCTCAAGAACTTTTTTACCATTCCAAAGATTAAATTGAGAAAAAGATTTAATGTGAGGCTCCACAAAAAATTTCTTTTTCTCAACCTCATCAAAATATTCTTTAGATCCAATCTCCTTTGAAGAATGCCTTACATTACAAGGGCGACTGTTCCAAAAGTTTTTAACTTCATTAATGTTTGTAGTCATAGTTTATATGTAGGAATATCAATCATTTTATGTTTATTTTGCGTATTAAATTTTTTATATACGTTGATGGCATTTAATTGTTCTTCATTAAGAACTTCTGGATCTTGTTCTAACCCAGTTTCCATAACCCACTCCAACATTTCATATGAAGTACCAATTTGATCTTCATCAGTTCTTCCATCATCCCAAAGACCATCAGTTGGTTTGGCATCAATAATACGTTGATCTATGCCAAGTTGTCTACCAAATTCCCAAACTTCAGATTTGTAAAGGTCTGCGATAGGAGCAATATCTACCCCACCATCACCATATTTAGTATAAAATCCAACACCATAATCTTCAACTTTATTGCCAGTACCAACTACAATGCCACCAACAGATCCAGCAATCTGATAAAGAGTTACCATCCGCAACCTGGATCTAGAATTTGCAAGAGACAAAGTATCTTGACCAAATTCGCCCATTACAGATTTAAAATTCTCAAAGGTGTCAGTAAGATCAAATTTACTTACAATAACATTATCAAAGTTTTGCTTAAGCCAATCTAAATGAGCATCTGATAAATTTTCTTGTTCTTCTTTTTGGTGAATTGGCATTCCAATAGCATAAGTAGGAATTCCTGTAGATGCTGCAAGAGTAGAAGATACTGCAGAATCAATTCCACCAGAAACTCCAACGACAAAAGATTTGATATTATTATCAATTGAATATTTCTTTAACCATTCAACTATATTATTTTTTAAGTTGGAAAAATCATCGATACGGTTCATTTTAATCACCCCTCATTCTTTTTTTTAATTTGCGTTTCAATCCAAAAATACGTTTTGCGAATACCCTCTTCAAGAGATTGAGAATAATCCCACCCCAATTTCTCCCTAATCAGATCGTTATTGGAGTTTCTTCCCCTTACACCAAGAGGTCCATCAATATGATTTTTTTCAACTTTTTTACCAGAAACTTTTTCAGCAGTTTCTACAAGTTGATCAATAGTAACCATTTCTTCAGAACCAATATTTACTGGTCCTATGAAATCCGATTCCATCATTCTTCTTGTTGCTTCAATGCATTCGTCAATATAAAGGAAAGATCGAGTTTGCTTTCCATCTCCCCAAACTTCTATAGTCCCCCCTTCTTCAGGAAGATATCCAACTTTGCGGCAGATGGCTGCAGGCGCCTTTTCTCTACCACCGTCCCACGTTCCCTCAGGTCCAAAAATATTGTGGTAGCGAGCAACCCGAACCGGAATGCCGTAATTGCGACTATAGGCGAAATAAAGGCGCTCTGAGAAGAGTTTCTCCCACCCATACTCGGAGTCTGGATTTGCTGGATATGCGGATTCTTCACGGCAATCAGGGTTATCTGGATCGAGTTGATTATGCTCTGGATACATACACGCTGATCCAGAATAGAAAATCTTGGTTTTACTTACACCTTTAAAATCATTAAATTGGCGCTGAGCTTCAAGAACGTTGAGATTAATAGTTGCAGAGTTGTGCATAATATCCGCATCATTCTCGCCCGTGAAAACAAATCCAGCACCACCCATATCAGCAGCAAACTGATAGATCTCATCAAAGGGTTGTAGGTATTGTGATGCAACAAAATGATAAAAATTTCCAAGGTATCCCTTGAATTGAATGACTCTCTCGACAAAGTTCATATCTCTCAGGTCTCCCTGAATGAACTCATTTGCTTCAGTTTCAGAATATTCTGGATATTTGAGATCGACGCCTCTAACCCAATAACCCTCCGATCGAAGTCTTTTTACCATATGACTTCCAATGAAACCACCAGCACCAAGAACAAGTGCCGTTTTTGTATATTCAGACATAGAATTCTTTAATGTATAATTGAACAATCTCTTCTATATATTCTATCATAGAATCAGTAATTACGGGAGAGCACCCGACAAAGAATACATTATCCAATACTTTCATAGCATTTGGATAATTTGAAGCTTGCTCTAAATGCTTATAAGCAGGATGCATTAATAAATTTCCAGCAAAATAATTTCTAGTTTGTATTTTTTTACCTTCCAAGAAAGTAACCAATTCAACTTTATTTTTATCACAAACAATTGGAACTCCAAACCAACTAGTTTCTGCGTTTGGATGTTCATCTATTACACGAACTCCTGGAATCTTACTAAAGATTTCGTGAAGTCTCGCTTTATTATACCTACGTAGATAATGTATTTCTTCAAATTTTTTAAGTTGCACTAAACCTATAGATCCAAGCATATCAATAGGTTTTAAATTATATCCAATCTGTCCAAAAATATACTTATGATCAACAACTTTATCATAACCAGATAGCCAAGTATCAAATCTTTTACCACAAGTTCCACAACTCAAAAGATTTTGAGATCCAACACAATAACAGTCTCTACCCCACCAGGCAAAACTTCTAGCTAAATCAACAACTTCTTTAATATTAGAAGAAACCATTCCACCTTCAATAGTCGTTATATGATGAGCTGGATAAAATGAACACGATGCCGCAACTGCGTGATCAGTCAAATAATTACCCTTCCATTTACTTCCAAGACTATCGCAATTATCTGCAATAAGATGAATATTATATTCATCACATATTTTTAGTATCCTATCATAATCATAAGGATTAGCTAAAACTGGAGATGAAAAAAGAGCTCTTGTTTTTGGTGTTATTTTTCTTACAATTTCATCAATATTCCAATTCAAATCAGTATAATCAATATCAACAAAAACAGGATTTAGATTATTCTGAATGATTGGATTTAATGTTGTTGGAAATCCACAAACAGATACTATAATCTCATCATTATCAGACCAATTAAAATATTTTTTAAGTGCTGCAATCATAACGAGATTAGCAGAACTTCCAGAATTAACCATTACAGAATGGTTAAAATTGAATTTTTTAGAAAATTCTTTTTCAAATTTATTTACAGACTCTCCAGAAGATAACCATTTGCCAGTCAATAAAGTTTTGATTGCCTGTTCGATTTCTTCATTATTCCAATAAGGTCCGGAATAAAAAATACTACTCTCACCTTTTACAAAATTATTGTTACACAAATAGGAAAAAAAATTTTCATCTTGATCAAAAAGATCATCAATAAATTCTTTAATTTTGTCTTTCATCTAAAAAAATATATTTTTGAATATCATAGCATATTATTCAATTCATTGCAAAATTTACTCAGTCCATCGGAAAAATTCACTGAAGGCACAAATCCAAGATCTTTTAATTTATCAATATTTAAGGTCATATTTTTTGTTTGATAATGATCTTTATCTTTTGGAAATTCTTCTTTAATGATAAGACTATCGCTTTTTAAATTATTTTTAGACTCATCTATAATGGAAGAAAATAATTTAGGATTTCCACTTCCAATATTATAAATTTCATTATAATTTCCACAATCTAAAATAAGTTTAATTGCTCTACAAACATCATCTACGTGAATATAATCTTTTAGAAAATTTCCACCACCATATAATGTTACACTCTGATTGGTTTTAAGTTGATTTAAAATATATCCAAGTGCATATTTTTTATAACTAAAACTTCTATCCATTCCATAAACATTACCAACTCTCAAAATTCTATACTTAACATCAAATGATTTGCAAAAAGTAATTAAAAGTTGTTCTGCACATCTCTTTGTTATGGAATAAAACCCATAGGGATTGCAACAATCAGTTTCTTTTGCACCTAAGACATCATTACCATAAACAAAACAAGAACTTACGAAATTAAAAGTTATATTTTTATTTTTACAATTTTGCAAAACTTCCATCAAAACTTTTAAATTGGTGTCTATGTCAATGAATAAATCACTAAACATATTTTTATTAGAAGTTGTGCTAATAAAATATAAAATATTTTTAGTTAAAGGTTCTCTATTATCACGAGGTATTAGTAAAACGTCATCCGAATATAAGTTACAAAAAACATTTCCAATAAACCCCGTGCCACCAAACACAGTTATTTTATTTTGATCCAAGTTCATATCATTTAAAGAATATTAAATTATCAACAACAATAAAATCTAATTCAGTATTTTCCAGAACATAAAAAGCATCAACAACAGAAGTTAGAATAGGTTTTCCCTTTATATTGAAAGATGTATTCATAATGACTGCTGGTTGGTTTCTAGAACTTATTTCAGTGAGAATATCGTAGAATAATGAATGTTGATTTTTATTTACAGTTTGAAGTCTTGCAGTGCCGTCTTCGTGAGTAATAGAAGGAAATACTTTTCTATATTGCGATTTTACATATGGCGCATAACTCATATATTCTGATGGAAACGCATTTTCAAAATAAAGATTTCTATCCTCTTCTCTACAAACAGGAGCAAATGGTCTAAACCATTCTCTAAACTTTACTTTTGCATTTATAATATCTTTCATTTCTGGGATAGATGGATCACAAATAATACTTCTATTACCCAATGCTCTAGGACCAACTTCAGAGTATCCTTGAATAATACCACCAATTTTTCCACTCTTAATAAAATCTACAATTTTTGAAATACTGAAATAGCAAACTTTATTATCTTCATCATATTTTTTATAATAATCAGATAATTTATCATTATCGACAATGCCAATTCCACAATAAGGAGTGGGATCTATTCTTAGACTTTGATAATAAACAAAATGACCAAAAGATATTCCACAATCACTAGGATAAGGTGGGATATACAATTTTAAACCACGCATTGTTAAGTATTCTTTAAGTTTTTGATTAAACAAAACATTTAAAGCACAACCACCAGTCAAAACAACATCCAAGTTATATTTGTCAATATAAGGTCTTAAAAAAGAAAATGACAACTTTTCAAATACATATTGATTTGTTGCAGCTAAATCATAACTATCTTGCCCTGAGAAACAATTTTCAGATAGAGTTATTCCCATCTTTTTGCACATTATTTCTTCTTTAGATCTATAATTATTTGCGTGATCAAGTGGATGATTTTTATAAAATTCTTCTATTGCCTCAACCCATTCCATTCTGACTTTACCATATGCAGATAAACCCATTATCTTGCCCGCATATGTTAGTGCATTTTTATCAGATTTTCCAACTTCATTAACTTCCTTATTAATTTCAGAAATATAATAGCCAAATCCACCATAGACTCCAGGATTAAAAACAAAACTATCTGTAGAATTTGTATCTACTATTTTTTCATCCTTTCCATTAACAAATTTACAAATACTGTAACTTATTACATTGAGATCTGAAGACGATTGATAATCAAACCCACCACCATCTAAAGAAATTGCTAAAGCATTTTCAAATCCACTTTGAAAGTATGCTCCAGCGCAATGAGACATATGGTGTCCCATCAAAAATATATTGTTTAAATTTTTAAACTTTGTCTTTAAAAAAGAAATATCTTCCGCATTTAATTCGCTATAGAGAAGAATTTCTGGTTCTTCCTTTAGATTTATTTTTATATAATCTATAAAATTATTTCGTATTTCGTCATTAGTACCCAAAATTGTATTATCAGCATCCTGCTTAAAAATACCAAATCTTTTTTTGCAAAATCTTTCATACTCAAAAATTCTTAAGTCACCATTTTTATCAACAAAGGTTACTGAAGCATCGTGACATCCATTTATAGCAATAACTTTGGAATTCATAAAAATATAACCAAGATTTAGTATATATTATACTAAAAAAGGTGGGTTTATACAACCCACCCCAGTAATTCAGGCTCGCCACCAATTCTTTGACTGGAAATTGGAAACCAGGCGGGAGAGAGTCCCATCCGCACCACTTGCTCTTTAAGGAAGCAAGAAACCAAATAGGGTCATATTTGACTCCACCAGTGTAAGTTTTAAGTCATTCCAGGACTAAAGAAAAGTTGAGATAACTTTGATATCTCGGAAATACCAAAGAAAGCACATAAAAATAGTACATCCCAAAGTTTGAGTTTAATCGCAAAAGGTACTGTGAGTAAACCTCCAATAACTTTTAATGTTAAACCATACTTGAAATCTCCCCATAACATAGTTTGATAACCAATCATAAGGAGAAAGTTCCCAAGATATCTTAGGATACTTGTTTTAGACATTAGGGGTTTGCTCCCGACCAGGGCTAGTTTTAAGTCATACCGAGACTATTTAACTATTTAATCATCATCACTAATATAACAAGGAACTCTATCAGGATCTAACCATTTCGCATACTCAATGTCTTCCATAGCAGTAGTGCATTGAAGACCATTATCAAAGAGATAGATGTCATTCCAACGTTTAGTATATTCATTTTGTTTTTGTAAACGATAATCGGGTTTACCGTTTATTTCAAGAATACCTGCTTCAATAAAGCGATATCCTTCTCGTTCCAAAAGAACCTTTGTCATGCAACTTCGACTGATTCAAGATCTGCAAGAACATATTCCATAAGCATCTCATAATCATCCAGAGGATCACCAGAGAACACTACACCTTCGTTTTCATAATAACGACGCACCTTTTTGTAGAGTTTTGGATTCTTTACATCAAGGTAGAAATCACCATTTGCTGCACCGCGAAGGGTTTGAACATCTTTCTTGAATTTTGCTGTGAGAGTCATTGTTTTGATTGTTGACCTTGTTATTATAGAGTGTTGATATTTAAAAGTCAAGTAGGACGCTTTAGGAAGTGTCCAGTGCTCCTTGAGGGGATCGAACCCACCTGAGATCGATTATGAGTCGATTGCTTTCACCAGATAGCTAAAGGAGCAAAGTACGAGTGGATGGATTCGAACCATCTCAAAGCCGCTAATCTGGCGGAAAAGGTTTATAAGACCTCTCTGACTACCAAGTCTCACTCGCTTAAGACCAAATCATTATAGGAGATTTGGAACCCTTCGTCAAGACCCTTCTTCGTGGTCTGTGTGAATCTTAACTATCTCTTCAAAATCCACATTCGTATCTTCGCATATACTTATCACTTCATTATAAGGAACTATTACAGCGTTTCCGTGCTCGCTTGTAATGATGAACGATTCTCCAGATTCTACCCTATTCATTAGGGTATCAAAATTTGACTGAAATTCTTCTATTGTAAATGTTTGAAGTTCGTTTAGTTCTTGATTCATTTTCATAAAGTGATTTTATGAGTCCGGATACTCAGATTTGAACTGAGATTATTCCTGCTCCCAAAGCAGGTGCCATGACCAAGTTAGGCGATATCCGGAAGATTTAGTTCGTTGTTATGGACAGCAGAGTGACAACAAGCACATAATAGCACACATCCACTTATTTCGTCAAGTATTCTTTGTTTACCCCACCCTCTAATTCCATGAAACTTGGAATCTTTTTTAGAAGGGTCTAAGTGATGAACTTGGAGTGCTGAAGAGTATTTATTGTACCCACAAGAAACACATTTACCTCCCATTTGTTCAATAATAAAGTCCCTCTTTTTTTGACCAAGTTCTAAAGTGTACTTATTATGACAAAACCCACATACGGACTTTTTATGCCCATAAAATTTAGATGGGTCAGTTTCTCCACAATGTCCACACTTATGAGTTTTCATATTGGTAGAAAAAAATCGTCTACCCAAATATTTATGGGAGTTTGTTTCTATGTATATACATTATACCTAATGCTGGGGCGACTGTCAAGCCGCATCCAATAAGGAATAATCCTAATGGACTAGTCAGTATAGATTCTACAATATGAAAAATCATTGTGGATATGCGTGATTAATTGACCAAATAACAAAACAACCAATTAAACCAAAGATAGTCATAGCATTAAAGATTATTCTGCTCATCTTCCTCGTCCTCGTAACTAGAAGGTTCCTCAAATAACTCATTCATCTTTTGTTCTAGAACTCTTTTTTGTAGTTCTTCCATATCTTCGTCTGTGAATCTTACCACCAGTAATGGGTCTCCTGCTCTAACATTATTTAACTCTGGATGTTTCACTTTAGGATTTTTAGAATACCCGTGATGAGCATTCATAATCATCCATCCCTGTATAAACATCGTTATTGAAATAACCAAAAGAACAAACCATGGAACCAAAAATATCAGTTCAGAGTGATTTTGAGCCACGGAAATAGAGGCGGAATAACACCAATCAGTCTCAGTAGTCCCTCAGCAAATAAAGCAAGAACCACCCAACCGACGCACATACTAATGATAGAAGCATTACGGTTGTGTCGTCGTATTGCTGCATCGATCATCTCCTGAACTTCTGAACGAGTAATGAATTCGTCTTGAGGTTCCATCACTTCTCATCTCCAAGAAATTTAGCAAGAGGATCGACTCTTGTTTTTACAATTTCAACTGCTCGCTTATAAAACATATTATCAGTATTACCAGAAGTCTCAAATGTTTCTTTGATCTTCACCCAGTTATTATAGGTGTGTTGATCCATTTTTTTGATTCGTAGTACTACTATATAATAGTTACGGAACTTTCATCGTCAACGATTTGTGTTCATTCTGTAACACTGTTGAAGAAATTATTAAATGTTAAGTAAAACGGAAAGGGTGGGATTCGAACCCACGGAGGCTTTCACCTCGCTGGTTTTCAAGACCAGAGCCATCAACCACTCGACCACCTTTCCAGTATTAAGTCCTCAACGGACTTCAAAATCAAGACGCTTAACTTTACGCTGGCGTCGTGCTTCTTGCCAAGCAATATCTTGGGAAGTTAGCACACCTTTGTTTTGATTTTGTTTTAATGAGTTTAACATAATAACTTGAGATAAGTCAAGTGCTGAAATCTTATCTCCACGAATAGTTGCCATATTAGAGCAACCACACGATATAGTTCTTGTTGGATGCCCTTCCAACTCTCTACCACAAGAGCGGCATCTGATTTTTAAGTTTTCCATAATTCTAATTAGTCTTCAGTTACTTCCTCTATTTCTTCAATAACTTCTTCTTCTACTTCTTCCTGAACTTTTTTTGAACTTGTATCTGAAAATGAGCGGAGCATCCAAACAAACTTGCCGTGAGACTCCATTAAATCTTGAACTAGATTTGCTGTAGCATATGACTTTTGTGCTTCTGCTTCTTCAGATATTTTACTCATTATATCACAAAAATCAATATTTGATTGAAGAAGATCAGAGATCATACCTTCAGCATTCGCAGAACTTGATGCTTCTTTGATTTTAGAAACCTCAAGAACACGATTTAAACTACTCAAAGGTTTTACATTCAAGTATCTCATGTGCTCTGATAACCTATCAATCTCTTCAAAGATAGTCTCATATTGACCACCAAAAAGAGTATGAAGTTGTTGAAAATCTTTTCCAACAACATTCCAGTGATAGACCCAAGTTTTATGAAATAGAACAAAAAGTGATGCCTGAGCATCACTTAAGAGTTTAAACAGTTTTTCCATTATACTCTTTTTAGGTATTTATGCAACTATCTACCATAATCATCGTGAAGACGTACAATATCATCTTCATCACATTCTCCAACTTGAACTTCAATAAAAGTTAATCCTTCACTGTTAGCAGAAGCTCTATGAATAGATTGCTTTGGTATGTAATAAGAAGTTTTTGTTGAGGTTTGATATTCTGTACCATCAATAATTATTAATCCACCACCATCAACTATAGTCCAATATTCATCTCTATAATTATGATATTGAAGAGAAAATTGTTGATAAGGATTTACTGCTATTCTTTTGACTTTATAGTTTTTTTCATCAAGAAGAACTTCATATGTCCCCCAAGGTCTTTCGTATATCATAGTCTTAAAACTTTATATATGGGCGATACTGGGATCGAACCAGTGACCATCTCCGTGTAAAGGAGGCACTCTACCGCTGAGTTAATCGCCCTATGGCTACCGGTCGGGAATCGAACCCGAACTCCAAGTACATTGTCTGCCTGTCCTGACCACTAGACTACCGGTAGATGAGGTAGGTGTTGGGAACTTTACCTACGTCCCCACTCTTGACATTCACCCAAGCACCAGTTTAAACATCGACCTGGGGAGAGGTTTTGGCACCTACATTTGGATGAGTAGTGAGTGCCCACCACTCGCGGAAGACACTTTCCGCAACTTTCACTGCATTAGAGGGCAGTGAATAAGAGAGTTAGGCAGGTGCGGTATCCGTCGTGCGTTTCAGAAGTGTCACCGACTCCCATGCTCCTTTTGCTTTCCTTACCTTTCTCAATTTGAAAGAATCGGACATTTCCAACCCTTTCAACTGGGGCGGCAGGGATCGAACCTGCGACCTAGATGTTAACAGCATCCCGCTACTACCGCTGAGCTACACCCCAATAAAAGAACCTTAAGGTTCAGAGCGGAGTATCGGAATCGAACCGACGACATCTAACTTGGAAGGATAGCGTTCTACCGCTGAACTAACTCCGCTTATGAGACAATCATAAACCTTTTGAGTTTGATTGTCAAGTGTCGTTGAAAGGACTTGAACCTTCATGGATTAATCCACTGGAACCTAAACCCAGCGCGTCTACCAATTCCGCCACAACGACTAGATGGTGGCGGGGGGTGGAATTGAACTACCTACCTGAAGCTTATGAGACTTCTGTGCAACCGTTACACTTCCCCACTATGATGGATTAAGAGTGATACGCCTCAGGGGCGAACAGTGTCTTAACCTCTATCAGTTTATATAGTAACAAACTTTTGAAAGTTTGTCAAGCGTTCTCTGAAGGATTTGAACCTCCGTCTTCTTGGTTCGTAGCCAAGCACTCTATTCCGCTGAGTTAAGAGAACAGGCGAAGGGTGAGGGATTTGAACCCCCATCGCAAGGTTTTGGAGACCTGCATCTTACCATTAGACTAACCCAACTGGTTCTGAGGGTAGGGATCGAACCTACGAATGGCGGAACCAAAACCCGCTGCCTTACCACTTGGCTACCTCAGATTAGGAGTTCAGGGTGGGATTTGAACCCACGGTGATAATAGTGGATTTGCAATCCACCGCATTCGACCACTCTGCCACCTGAACGGGGTGTCGTATGGGAATTGAACCCATCTAGGTAGTTCCACAAACTACTGCCTTAACCACTAGGCTAACGACACAAGGCAGTGGGTAGAATTGAACTACCGACATAG